ATACGTATATGTCTTAAGGACTATCCGTGTTTTTGTTGCAAAACGGCTACAAAATAGTGTATTTCTCTATATTTTCAATCGATGAATACATTTATCGATTGAAAACAAGGATAACCCCTTAAAGGGCGTAATATATTTTTGCTATTCACATTCCAAATACGTGTATTCTATGATTCTATTCTATCGTTCTATTCTATCTTTCTATTCTATCTTTCTATTCTATCTTTCTATTCTATCGTTCTATTCTATCTTCATTCTCTTTTTAGGGGGTGCATCCGGACTACTAGATTTATAGTAATCAGTTGTTGATACTCTCTTCGGATATTCTGTATTGAGTTTTTCAAGCAAAGCTCTCGATGCACCAATTTGTATCGTGGGTTCTGCGTATATAAACGGCGTTAACATTGATATCTCTGTTAAAAGTCGATCCGTTTCGGCCATCATCTGTGTCAATGAATTCATAACAATAGACCCCTGAATTGCAAAAGATTCTCTCATAGAATCCACGTCCTCATTAGAAGCATCCATACTTGGACTAGGAGTAGACATTATAACTGGACTATTATATTGTATTATTTCAATAAATCTGTATACACTCTTGGTAAAAAACAATCAATTTTGTGTAAATTCAATAAATATTATCTAAAAATATTGCATGTCTTTAACATTAGTACCAAAAAAAAAGATAGATATATCAAGAGAATTTCTTCTTAATCGTCGTAATTTTGTATCTAGTAGTCCATGTATCATCAAAGACCCAGATAATGAAAATCAATACATAATATTACTAAGATGTAATTATTTATTGATGAAGGGTAAATATGGGACTAAAACAAATAATTTACTCTTGTACGTAGATAAAAGCTTTAATGTCATCGATCAAAAACATATACATTACAATTTTGATGAAGGCGAATTTAGAGAAGGTGTTGAGGATGTCAAACTATATCTATTCAACAATAAAATATATTATATAGGCACGTACAAAACAAATCCATACGATAAAGTTAGCTCTGATATTTTTGAATATAGGCCTCCACCGGTTGAATTAAAAGAAAATACAATCCACTTATCTTTTCCAACCAATTTTACACACGAAAAGAACTGGGTATTTTTTAATTATAGATCTACATTACGTGTTATATATCGATGGTATCCTCTACAAATATGCGAAATCGATTATTCTGAGAATAAACTGAATTTATTGGAAGAAAAAATTATGCCAAAAGAATTTAAGGATGCGAGAGGTTCATCGTGTGGAATCGAATATGACGGTTTATTATGGTTTGTAGTTCATTATCAAAAAACACATCGTAATACTAACAGAAAATATTTGCATATGTTTGTTGTATTTGATCTCGATATGAATTTAATAAAGTATTCAGAATGTTTTACGTTAGAAACCGATCGCGAATTTTCATATGGTTTACTCATAGAGAACGATGAATTTATTTTATGCTACAGTACAAATAATTCCACGTCAAATATTGTGGTGTACGATTATAGCTATATTCAAAATGGAATCAAATGGATAAAAAATACCATTGTATAACGTAGTATAAAATATCAATGAATTGTAATATATTATATTACAAAATGATCATAGGAACTATTGGTTTAGGCATGGTAGGAAAAACAATATATGATGTATTTAGTGAAAGTTATCAAACCGTTTTCTATGATATAAAAATCACAGATTCAAAAATAACGGATATATTGAGCTCCGATATTGTATTTATTGCTGTTCCGACAAAAGTAAATCATGATAATTCATGCGACCTTTCCATACTAAATGAAATTATGCAACAATTACATGATCTGAATTACAAAGAAATCATTTGTATCAAAAGCACAATCACACCAGAAACAACCGTAAAATACATAAACCAATACTCTAATGATAAGATCTGTTTCTGCCCAGAATTCTTGAAAGAACGCAGTGCATACGCAGATTTCAAATACAACAACAAAGTTTGTATTGTAGGCACATTGTCCGATCACGTATTTGACAAAATATCTGCGGTTCACTCATCCATTTGCAAGGAATTTCGAAAGGTGCATCCAACCGAGGCTGAATTAACCAAATATTTCCAAAATGTTTATAATACAAACCGAATTCTCTTTGCAAACGCATTCTATGAAATATGCAAAAGCAAGGATATTCAATACAATAATATTATTGATAATTTATTGGTAAGATGCGAAATAGATGATCAATATTTGAGATGCAATGAGAATATGAGAGGACCCTCCGGACCGTGTTTAGTAAAAGATACTCTTGCATTTAATGAATACACAAAACCAATAATATCGGATAGTGGTAAAAAAATAGCCATTTTCGAATCCTTAGTGAATGATATGAAATTATATCCAAAAACAGTTATTGGTGAAACGCGTACCGAGATGGAATATTTCGGTAAAAATTTGTAGTATCATAATACAGATTGGTTAAGGGTTATCGGAGGTTAAATGGATACAAAAAGGTGGATTTCTCTATCTGTTTTGTAAATACATTTATACACCGATAGACATTAACATTATGCATTTACACCTTGAAATTCAAGGTGTAAATCCAATTCACTAGAAATGAATCATCTATCGAATCATCATGAAAACCATGAAACAACACCAAGACAATACCAAAATAATACAAAAATCATTTCGACACATCACTTACATTTTGCATAACCATTTTTTTGAAATCGTCTCCAGATAATGTGGTCTTGGACAACAGTTCTGCCATGATTTTCTGTATCGAATCGCGATTCGAAGACAAAATCGTCTTGGCCTCTTGGTAAGCGGAGCGGATAATATCCATCACCTCTTTATCATATAGTTCGCGAGTGGATTCCGAGTATTTCACCCCACCTGTAGCTAAAGTTTTCCCTAAGAATGGGTTAGATTCTTGATCCAAGTTCTGGTTCACAAAGACCTCGAGTTCATTCCCCATGCCATAAGATCCCACCATACGTTGTGCCAAAGAATTCGCCTGTTTCAAATCCTCGACAGCACCTACGGATACGTGATCCTCGCCATAAAATAGATTCTCCGCGGCTTTACCTCCCAATGCAACCACAATGCGTTTGATCAAAAGATCCTTGGTATACAATCCGGCTTCAGCAATATTAGGATATTCGCCAAACAATGTGTATCCACCCGCGCCGCTATAGGTCGACTGAATCGACACCTTTTTCAACTCGAAATACTCTGAAAAATAGGCGGCTAAAAAGGCGTGCCCGATCTCGTGCAAGGCCACGCGTTCGCGGGCTTCTGGAGAACGGGTGTCCACGGTTTTGATAATACCTACGACGATTTTCTCCAAAGCATATTCGATATTTTGCTGACTAATGGTAGTGTTTCCATCACGCGCGGCATAAATCGCGGCTTCATTAATCAAGTTTTTCAATTGAGCACCGGAGAATCCAGCGGTTAATTCGGCCAAATATTCGTATCGGACATCCTCGGACATTTTCTTGGATTTTGCGTGAACCCCTAGTATGGCTTCGCGGGATACACGATCGGGTAAGGGAACATTAATGAGACGGTCGAACCTTCCAGGACGGAGTAAAGCCGAATCCAATACATCGCGGCGATTGGTAGCGGCGATAACCAAAACACCTTCATTGGATACAAATCCGTCCATTTCGGACAATAACTGGTTCAACGTCTGTTCGCGTTCATCATTGCCCATGTTGATACCCGCACCGCGTTGTCTACCTATAGAATCAATTTCATCGATAAAGATAATTGAGGGTTTACTAGCACGGGCTGCAGTAAACAAATTGCGGACTTTTGCTGCACCCAACCCAACATAGAGCTCGATAAACTCGGATGCGGAGACGGAAATGAAATTGGCGTCGGCCTCACTTGCAATGGCTTTTGCAAGAAGCGTTTTTCCAGTTCCTGGCGGTCCTTCGAGCAATACTCCCTTGGGAATCTCCGCACCCACGGCTTTGAATGCCGTTGCATTCTTCAAATAGCGGACAATCTCGAAACACTCTTCGAATACTTCTTTGCTGCCTGCCCAAGATGCTAGAGTAATATTGGAATTTTTCATGTTGGTTTGATCTATACGGCTCGGCTTACCAACGGAAAACATGCCTTTTCCGTTGCGTTGCTGGTCAAATGGATTCGATCCACCGGTGAATGGGTTCATACCTGATCCCGATCCAAAACCTTGGAAAAAAGATCGGAGAATATTGAACAAAATTAAAAACATGACGGGATAATAGATCAATAGGAGTCCGGTTTCTACTAACTTTCCTGCGGATTGGAAAAGCCCTTGTGGGGGGTCGACAAAAGAGGTATATACGTTGTGTTTTTCCGAATAATCGATAACGCGGTCCACCATAATCGGATTCGATGTTGCAACGTGGAAAACCGGTTCTTCTGAGTCTTTATTTTCGACCTCGCGATAATAGATCTTGGACAAATCATTTGTTATTGTGATATCCTCGATACGTTTTTCGTCGATACCTTTGTAAAGTTCGGCTAAAGAACCGGTTTGGATCTGAGGGTAAGCGTAGCGGGAAAAGTAGCGGGAAGAGTAGCGGGAAGAAGGACGATACGTGTACGATCGCAATGATGTAGTGGACGAATCAGCTAAAGACCGTAGTCCGTTTGCTGTTGCGTGAAACATGGACAACCATAAAAAAATACGCATATAAGTGAATCAAGAATATATATGGTATTTGTACATTTACTTTATGTTAGTTTTCTAGATCTTTTCATATTCACTCTACAATCATTTCCATCATAAAATATTCTTTTCCCTCTTCGTATATTTCGTATCTCATCAAGAACGGATAATCCGTCAAACATTTCCGCGTCCATTTAAATCCGTGTGTTTCATAGAAGGTAACAGCCGTTTCTACCGAGCTTAGAATTATTTTTTTGGGACGCGCTGCATATATGCAGTCGCTCCCAGACGCATCCAAATCCGAAAGCCGGGGATCGGGTTCGGATCGGATCCGGTCAACGAAACCATTTAGCAATTTTGACGCGTAGCCTTGGCCCTTGAATTGGCGCTGGGTACATATCAAAAGCATGTAATAATTGATAGAAACCGGTTCAACTACCTTACGATATACCATCAGGCACGGACAATTATAAATTGAGAATTCCTGATCTAAACAATGAAAAGCAATGAGATTTTTCTCATCTCTTACCACTGCATTTATGTAATGGGGACCAATCGTTCCTAATGCATATTTATGACATAAATATTTTGAGATCGCTCTGAAATCTTCTACTTTATCAATGAGTTCCTCTATTGGAGACGTATCTATGATGTCATTAATAATATCTTTAGAATAAAAGTTCATTTATGCAGGGTTGTGACTTTCGTTTTTGGTAGGTTATCTAGTTTTAAATTTTTATGTGATTTTTCTGAATGGTATCCAAACTTTTCAATTTTATCCTTGAAAACCACGAAAAATGTGTGTAAAAAGGCCAAAACAACAAAACAACAAAACAACAAAACAACAAAACAACAAAACAACAAAACAACAAAACAACAAAACAACAAAACAACAAAACAACAAAACAACAAAACAACAAAACAACCAAAATT